GGAGCAAGCGATACGTTGGCGTTGGCGGGGTTGAGGCTTGTCGTGCTGCTCGTCGTCAGCGTCGTAAACGCGCCAGTTGAAGCGCTGCTCGCGCCGATCGGCGTGCCGTCGATCGCGCCGCCGTTGATGTCGACGAAGTCATCCATGTAAATGACGTTCGTGCCGTCGACATACAGGTGCGCCTTGCGGCCGTTCGGGACGGTGATGCCGGTGCCGGCGGAGGTCTTGACCGTGATGCTCTGCGATCCGGTCGTGTTGTTCTGGACGATGTACTGCTTTTGGATCGTCGGAACCACGAGCTCGCGTGTGGCCGTGAGGCTGCCCGTCGAAGTGACGTTTAACACCAGCGCGCGTGCCGCCTGCGCGGCGTTGGTGTCCGTATAGGTCAGCGTCAGGTTGGCGTCCGATGCGTAGTTCGGGTTGCCGTAGCCGACGATGGCTTGTTCGAGGGCGGTGCCGAGGTTGGTGTTGGTAATCGTGCCCCAGGTGCCGGAGTTTTCGCCGGTCGCCTGCAACTCGATCTTCAGGTTTGTGGAGTACGTACTAGCCATGACATCCTTCCTTTAAGTAACCACCTGCGTCCAGACCACGGTATTGCCGTCGTTGACTATGACCCAATTTTGTGTCTGCGAGTCATCGACATTCTGCCAGTTAGGCGTTTGGTTGTCATTAATGACCCCCCAAACCAATACAGTACCGACCTGGCCCGTGGCAAAAACGCCGGTAACATGAACATCCGCATTCGCGGTGGGAGTGACAGTACCGACCTGGCCTGTCGCGGAAACGCCGGTGACTGGCACAATCGCGTTGCCGGAAACGGTCGCTTGACCAATGAATCCTGTGGCTTCGACGCCCGTGAGCGTGACGCTGGCACCAGCGGTAACCGTAACAGAGCCAACGGATGCCGTCGCCTGGAGCCCCGTAACCGGCACATCGGCATTGGCCGCAACGGTAACCGTGCCAACTTCGCCCGTGCCTGCGACGCCCGTGAGCGTGACATTTGCTGTGCCTGTGACCTGAACCGTGCCAACAGAACCCGTGGCCTCGAGCCCCGTGACGTTGACATCGGCTCCCGCAGTAACAGTGACGGAGCCGACGGAAGCCGTGGCCTGTAAACCAGTGACTGGAACATCCGCATTGGCCGCAACAACGACAGAGCCGACCTGGCCTGTCCCCGTCGGAAGTGCCGCGAGGCTTTCACCCCAAGGATCATCGCCCCAGCCTACGCCAGAAGCATTCCACCCTTGGAAAGCAACGACGGCATCGGTCACTTACCGTCTCTTAGGCGATGCGGATGATTGCGCTGGTCGAATCCGCCGTCGGGAAGATAATTGTGAACGTACCGTTCGTCGAGGTTTTCGCTCCGCCGAAGTCCAGCACGCACACGGAAGGATCTCCCGCTGCTGAGTCGTTGTAAATCAACGCACCAAAAGCCGTAATCGTTGCACTCGTGAACGACAAGTCCGCAAAGTCCGTAAATGCCGTCGTGCCCGAGCTCGTCGGGGTGACATTGGTCAATGCGCCGCCGCCCGCCGAATACGTGCCGGAGTTTGCCACCTCGTTAGTCGCCGTATACGCCGTGGTCGCGGCCGTGAAGGACGCGCTGTTGTCGTACAGGGCCAGCTTGAAGGTGTTGCCCGTGCTCGTGGTGAAGTTGTGCACCGCCTTCATCAGCTCTACTTTGAAGCTGGTGCACATAAAGTTGCCTGAAAACGCCATTGCTATTCTCCCAACAAATGAACCAGCTCTGGATGCCCCGCTTCACGAAGCCGTTGGGCGATCGTGGCACGGTCCTGCTCGACGGCCTCCCTCAAATAGAAGGCGACCACATGCTTAACCTGCGCTTTAAAGGCTCGCGCCTGCGCCTGGACAGCCGGATGCGACTGGTCCCCGACGAAAATGATCTTATTCGACGCCCGTTGAGCAAGTTCTTCGATGTCCCAACCCCTGTTCTGGGTCGTGGCAACCGAAACCCCGCTCGTTATAACAGGCATTTCAACCGTAATCATGGACCGGGCGACTCCGATTTAAGCGGCAAGCGGATCATACCATCGCGGTACTCGTCGCGGCGGCGGCGTCCCTGCTGCTCGATGCCCAGGCCCTGGATCGCTTGCTTGTACGAGTTCGTAAAGTACTGAAGCATGTTGTCCGGGCCCTTGGTGTAGCTATAGGCCTGAATCAAACAGGCATAAAGCAACGCTTCGGGGGCGTTATTGCTGATCCACGTCGTTGTATTGGTCGACGAAAGTTGCTCTGGGCGATAGATATACCCCAATTCGACCACGAAATTGGCATTAGGGGTCGGTGCGATGTAGAACGTGTTTTGATCCCACACCGAATAGTACTTGGGGACGCCAGTGCTGGCCCCGTTTGGCCAGTATTCCTTCATAAACGACGTGTCGCGGAAGTCCAGGAAGATCTGGTTGCTGCCGGACGTGATCATCATGTACCGATGCGTCAAAATATCGCTCGGTGCGGTCAAAAACTTGTTGCCCGAGGTCATATTGCCGCTGACTTCGAGCTTGAACACGTCCAGATCAATCTCGCGAAGGATCTGGTTCTCCGCCATCGTGATAAACGTGTTGATCACCGCATTGGTGAACACATTAGCGTTCACTTCGGTGTAGTTACGGATATTGGTGACCAGTTCGTCGTACGTCATGACGTGCTTACCGTGACCTGTCCAACGAATCCTGTGGTAATCAGGGCCTGCCCTAAGACATAAGGCCGCATATCGGCCGTATTCTGCACGCTGCCATAGCTCTGGAACGCGGTAAACCCAGGCGCACCGACGAACACGGAGACAGGTTCGATGCGATCAGGACGCGGGTCGCGCAGCGCAATAGCATCGCCACGATAACGAAGCGGTTCGAGTTGCGGTTCCTTTGGCTCATAGTCGTCCGGGCACACCATGTAGCCCTGCCACTGCTTGCGCAGGACGTTGTAGGGATAACGCTGGCCACAAAAGTCGCATAACGCGTAGGAAAACTTGCCTGTTGCGTAGGCCATCTCAGACCCCCATGTCGGGCACGAACTGTACGCTCGCGGTATCCCGATCTTCAGTGGCGGCCCGGTTAAAGTCCTCTTCGTAAATTGCTTTTAACGCGGGCGTCCGATCCGCCGCAAACTTCAAAGAAAGCTGATACGCGAGCCCCGAGGCAAGACACGGCAAGAAACGGAAGTTTACATCCGCATCGTTTGTGTAGTTGCCCGCATCCTGGATACGACGAATGCGGTAATACACGAATGTGTAGGTCTGATCCGCTGCCGGGTAAAAGAAAACTTTCGGCGTATTGTCGCGTTGCACGTAAAACTGCGAAGGGCGCGCCTCGGAAGTCTTATCCGGCACGTTCAAGTAGTCTTCGCGGCTGATCCGCTCGATGTAGACGTCCGTGATCGTGCCTTGGATGTTCTGACGGATGATAGCTTCGAGCACATTGACCGTATCGGTCGGCAACGAGATTTCATTGACGCCTTGCGTCAGCGTGTAGGTTGCCTGCTCAATGGTCCAAAGATTTAACCCGCGATTGGCCCAGTCCAGAAACAGCAAGTTGAGCGAGCGGCGTGCGGAAGTGAGCTGGTAGCCACTCGTCGGCCGCATGCCGCAACGCTCAAATGCCTCTTCAACCAGATCATCGATAGATAGGTTGAAGTCTGTAGTGCCCGATGTGGCCATGAATTAGCCGCAAGAAGCTCCGCCGTAGCGCATCTTCTTGACCTTTTTCTTAGCCATGCCGCCCTTCTTGTAACCGCGCATCGGCATGCCACCGCCCCTCATGCCCATGGCCATTGCTTTATGTTGATTTATATCGCCACCGTTACGCATCATAACGGGTTTAGGGGTTTTTGTACTAGGCTCAGAAACCATCTTGTTTCGCGGGCCACTGCCTACTGCGCCACCACCACGGATGGCTGCGCCCATTCCACGACCTGCCATATTAGTACCCTCGCATCGCGCGACCGCGCGCGTTTTTGCCACTCTTCTTCATGGCACGTCCGGCTTTGTCGGACATGCCACCTTTTTTCATCTTGCCGACGCCGTCGGCCGCGAAAGACGGAACCTTCTTCCCGCCCTTCATCACCATTTTAAGTTTGCCAGGCATTGTTAGATCCTCGAGCCTCTCAGCTCATCGAGTTTTAACTCCAGACGATTGAATCTTTGATCGACGTGTGCGACGAACTTTTCGATTCGATCATCCACTTCTTTACGGGTAATGTGTTCTCTGGCCACTTCCTCACGCGTCTTGTTTAACAAGATGTTTAGTCGAGAAAGCTCCTCAAACTTACCCTTCAACATAAATCCCATTCCTGTCACCACCGCAGACAGAATGATGTTCCAGATCATGTATTCCATGTATCAACACTTCCACCGTCTGCGGGCTTGTCGAATGCGGCTATTGGGATCTTTCGCTGCCTCCGGGTACATTTTCATCTGCCCCGCCGAACGCGCACAAAAAGACTTGCGGCGTTTGGCACGAGCAGGACCAGGATTGCTTTCGGTAACCGCGGTTTGGAGCTTGCTGCCAGGATTAGCGCGACGGTATGCCGCCACGCCTTGCTTGGTCATGCCTGCGCCTTGCTTGGTCGGACGGAAATTGCCGCTTTTGACAGATGTGGCGATACCCATGCCTTTGCGCACGGCACCGCCACCTCGAAGAGCAACCCCCATCCCACCGCGTCTCATTAGGCCGGCGCTCCGCCGACAAACAACAGCGTGACACTGAGAACCTCAGCCGAGGACAACGTGGCATGCACGCCGTCAGTAGCCAGGATGCCATCGTCCGGGATGATGATGTCGTAAGCACCGGCA